TATGACGTAATCGTGCTGAGCCACGAATCAGGCGTCCTTTAATACAAGAAGTTTAGCCCTGCCGTCCATATCCGGTTGCACTCCATGTGAAGTTGCGGGTGACGGGACTACCGCCGGAGTTGAAAAAACTGATCTGGAAGCCCGTTCCAGTCACGTTGGAGATTTGGAAGTAATCGCCGGCCTGCAGGTTTTGTGCCGTCACACCGACGCTGGGCAGATAGGCGTTTAGGCCGCCGATGCTGGCCGTCCCAGTGAAGAACGGGTAGGGAAAGGTCACGGCGGTGTTGGTGGTGCCGCTCGCTGCGGCGTTGCTCTGCTCGGTCCGGCGTTGGACGGTGGCGAGGTAGCCCAGCTCATCGACGAGGATGTTTTCGGCAACGTCGTTGCTGGTCAGCGTGGTGCGGAACTGGAAGCCACGGCCACGGAAGGTGCCGTTGACGAACGGCTGCCATGCGTTCCAGGTCGGGGTGCCGCTCGGGTTGTCGGTGGTGCTGCGGAGTTCGAGGATGGCGTTCACCGCGTCGATCACGCCGCCGTCCCAATCGCTCCAAGCGTCCACATCAGCAAGGCGGCTGTCAATCAGGTCGCTGGGGTAATAGCCACGGGTAACGAAGTAGCGGCTGAAGTCGATGGAGAAGGTGTTGCCGAAATCAACGGTGGTGGCGAAGTCGTAGGTGCCGGAAGACTGCACCGAACCCATCACGTCGAAGGTGGGCAGCAAATCCACATCAGGCACGTCATCCAGCAAGTCCGAGCCATCCAGCGTCAGGGCGTCAAACTCCTCGCTGTAGAAGGTGTTGGTGCGTGTGCCCTGGAACGGTGGCGCATCTTGATCTTCGCGGCGGTTGATCAGGGTGAGGGGTGCCAGCGTGTCGGGCAGGTCGATGATGATGCTGGTTTCGCTGGTGCTTTGGCGGCCGCCGTCGTCCTCGAACTTGACCAGCACCTCGCCTTCCACCAGCGGGATGATGGCCTCGGTGGAGCTACCGGATTTGGCGGGGATCAGGTCGACGCTGTTGCTCCAGCTAGCCGAGCCGTCGGTCAGGTTGCTGTGGCGGATGTGGATTTTGCCGCCAACCTTCACGTCGAGGTCTACGGTTTCGTCCCAGCGCAGGCGACCGGAGTTGGCGTTGATGGCCTCAAAGCTCAGGTTCTGGACGTTGCCGGGGACGGCGGTTTTGCCGATCGCCGCAAAGTTCAATGAAGCCGGCGACGTGCTTGGAGTGCGCGCACCGTTGAGCGTATAGACCCGGATCTCGTAGGTCTGTGCAGTGGTGTCGAGGATCTCGTAATCAGTCTGCGGAACGTTGACCGTTGTCCAGTTGCCATTCAGTGGGCGCCACTGAACCTGATACTCAGATGCTCCGACCACAGCACCCCAGCTCACAATCAGCTTGACCCGTGCCTGGCCGTTGCTTTCGTAGATGGTCTCCGATGCTGTGAGGTTGCTCGGTGCCGGCTTCGGTTCGTTGAGCTTGGTGATATCACGAGCCTCGAGCTTGAAGCCGCGCTCGACGTAGTTGTATTTGCTGGCGTTGTACGCAATCGCGGTGACTTCGTACTGAACGCGATCGATCTCGCTGACAGTGAGCACACGCCAAGTGCTGGCCTCCACCGTGTCGTTGCTCAGCACCCAGATGCTGTTTGCATTAGGCGCTGCGCTGAAAGCCGAGGCCACCGTGATGTTGGCGCCTGTGATGTTGGTGATCGCCTTGCTTTCAACGGTTCCGTCGGGAAGCACGACGGACAACGTGGCTGCATCGCCGCTATCAAGGTCAGTCTCAGCAGTGTCGTCGACCGTGATCACGGTGGTGGTCGCTGCTGTGATGCGGCCGCCACGGCGCACACCAGCCTTCACCGGATCGGCCACCTCGATTACCTGCCCTGGTCTGACGACCACGCCAGCGTCCACGGAGGTTCTGAAGGAAACCACCTCGGTCTCGTACTGCTCGGTATAGAGCAGCCACTCGCCGAGGCGGGCAGCTTGCCCGCGGCTGGTGCAGGCGAAGGCTTTGATGTTGGTGGTGATGACGCCATACTTCGCGATGGCGTCCTTGTCCTCCACTACCTCGTAGGCAATGTCCTGCGTCTCGAGATCGAGGTAGCTGATGATCGCGACCGTGTGCCTGGTCTTCAGATCCGAGCCGGTGTAGGTGAAGCCATCAGCACTGACATTGGCCAGCGTGAATAGATAGCTGGCATCGGCCGGCTTGTCTTGGCTGATCGTCAGGCTGCCGGTGCTCCAGTACGGCATCACCCGCATGACGGAGCACAAATCGTTGATCAGCTTGTAAGCCTCCTCCTGGTTCTGGATCAGGGCATTGCAGGAGAACCGCGGCTCGAATCCACCGAAACCATCGTCGACAGTGGCTGATGCGTACTGGCTGGCGGAGTAAAAGGCGAACTTGTCGAGCTGGCTGGCGGTGATGTGATCGCCTAGTCCCCAGCGGGTATTGGTCAGCAGTGCATAGAGGATCCAAGCTGGATCTGAAGTCCAGACCGCAGCGCCGAAGGTGCCATCCCATGCGCCGGCGTAGCTGATGGCGCCGGTGGTCTGATTCACAGTCCCGTTGCTCGGGATCTGCACCTTCATCCCACGGACGCGATAGGTGCGGCTGGGGATGCTGCTGAACTGTTCAGCATCCAGGCGCATCGCAACCAGGGCGCTGTTGGGGTATTTTAGTTTTTGCTCAGTGATCTCGGTGTAACTCGACCAGTAGAAGTCGTTGAGCAGGTTGGTGTCGAGGCTGTCGGCCGTGATGCGCACCACGCGCACATCAACCGGGAAGGAGCCGGTGAAGCTGATCTTGTAGTCCTTCTGATATTGATCAGCGGTGCGGCCTGCGATCGTGTCATCAATGACGGTGGTGTAACCGCCGCCGTTGTATTGCACTCGGATCTGCAGGTTGACGCTGGTGCCACGCACATCACCCTCATCGGTGTATTGCTCAAGCCGCGGCACCGTGATGGTGACTCGAACAGCGTCGACCGTAGTGTCGGTGATGGTGCGCGTGATCGGTGTGGCCTGCTCGACCTTTACCTGAACACTGCTTTCTCGCTCAATATCGGAGAAGCCGGGGATGTAGGTCTGCGCCTGTGTGCCGTAGCGAGCCTGCAGCGTGACGTTCTGGAAGTTGTAGTCGGCAGATTGCGGATTGGTCGCATCAGCACCCTGCCGCAGGATCTGCGTGCCGTTCAGGAATACATCCTTAAGCAATGCCCGGTTGTAGTCATCAGTGCCGCGCGTATAGGCCGCGGCCGATGGGAAGCCTTCAATCTCGCCTTCACTCAGCAGGTCGACGAACGTCGCATATTGCTTCGAGGCCAGTGTGTCGGGATCGCGAACTGGTGTCCGAGTTGGTGCGACAACGGTCTGCTGGACGACGGTTGTACCACCGCCGCCGCCGCCACCACCACCTGCGCCACGGATCAGTTCGCTCATGCTTCTATCTGCACGGTGTCGATGCCGGCCGAGATCACCACGGAGCCGCAGATCACTTCACCGAACGCTAGGGGCAGCGGCACACCTGCTCGGCTGGTGTTCTGAATCCCGCTAAAGCTGTAGGACTTCTGCGGATCCATCTCGGTGTTGGTGGTGCCTTGTGGTCCGCTGTAGGTGCTGGATGCTGCCAGCGTTGGCGTTGGCGTCAGCGCCTGCGAGATGCCGCCCAGGATCAGAGCACCACCGAGCAGACCGATCTTGGTGACGGTGGCACCAGCAAGGCCAAGGCCAAGGCCAGGGATGAAGATCGCTGCAGCAACCAACGCAACGCCAGCAAGGATCTGCCCCACACCACCACCAGCACCGCCGATCACCGGAATGATCTTGATCGCATTGCTGCCAGCAGGTCCGTGCAGTTCCTCCATTCCTGCGGCATGATCGCCGACCATCACGCGGTAATGCCGCCCGTCTTGGCACATGTGCCGCTCGACCTGCGGATAGTTGGCCAGCAGGAATCGGATCGCCTCTGCTGCACTATCAACGGCCGCCATGAACTTGCGCCGTCCGAGGAACTTGGCTAGCTGCCCATACACTCGGATCTCGCGCAGCATGGCAGTTCTCAGCCTTCGGTCAGTTTATCGGCGTCGCGATGGCGAAGTCTACGGCCGGTGCAATTTTGCAGCCAACCGCCGTACAGATCCCGGCT